GGAGGAGGAGGAGGAGGAGGAGGAGAGCTGGGCGATCCTGCGGTCGAGGTACGCCCTCGCCTTGCGCAGGTCCTCCAGGCGCTTCTCCTCGCCGCCCTTGCGGCCTTGCCGAAGCAGGTACTTGCCGCAGTTCCACAGGAGCGGGTCCTGCGGGAAGGCCGAGTCCAGCACGTCCCACGACTCGACGTTGGCCGCGTCGCTCAGACCGAGCGCGGCGAGCGACTGCCCGAGCCAGGTGTAGTGGCCCGGGGCCTCGACGGCCTCCGACTCCGCGCCCTGCGGGCCGGGGACCGGTGGGAACCCCTCGTAGGGTCGGTAGTCCTCCCAGATCTCCAGGTAGCGGCGGCTGGGCGTCCCGTACGAGGAGAACCCCTCCTCGCGGTAAGCGGGCTCCAGACTCTCTGGCACGTACAGGGTCATGTCCCCGTAGCCGTAGGGGTTCTGGGTCGGGTCATCCAGGCCGTGCGGAGGGGTGGGCGAGGACCAGTAGAGGCGGCGAGACTGATCTGAGCCGATCGGCTCCCGGTCCAGAGCCTCGACGTACTCATCGGGAAGGGTGAGCCGGACGCTCGGCGTAAGGCCGTCCCGGACCTCCAGCCAGGCCCCGTCCCCGAGGTACAGCTCGACGGATGGGTCAGGGTCCGGGAGGGTGTCCTCGCTGATGACGTATGCCCCGTCCTCCAGGAGGATGCGGCCTCCCCCGTCGTGATAGGCCTCCAGGTAGGCGGAATACAGGGACCGGTTGTCCCGGGCCAGGTGGTCGAAGGCGGAATATCTACCCACGGGAGATCCTTTCTTAGGGGTGTTGACGATCAGTTCTCGGCGGCCTCGTAGGCGTTCTCCGAGCGCGAAGATCGGCAGGCCGATGGCCATGGCCCCAAAGACGGCAGTCAGGGAAACGATCATGCCAGCACCCCCAGCGCCCGGGAGGTCAGCCCGTGGATCGCGTACCTGCCTTGCCGAGGTACCACGCCATTGCCGAGGATGCGGAACTGGGCAGTCCGGGGAATCGTGCGGATTCCGGTGACCCACCCTCGGGGGAGGCCCATCATCCACTCGCCGAACTTCGCCGATAGACGGCGACCTCCTCGCGGCGAGTCCTCCTCCGGCTCGGGCATGGGCAGCCCGGTCACCGACTCCCACAGCCTGAGTCTGGCCCCGTACTCTCCGAGTCTGGGGTCATGAGAAGGTGAATCCGGGTTTGGAGGTTCAAACCCCCCGTTCCATGCTTCCCGGGTCCGGTCGAGGAGGACGCCGAGAGTGTTGGCAGCAGTGGACCGGAAGGCCAAGACGAAGACCCTCTCACGGCGGTGCGGGGCTCCGACGTAGTCTGCTCGGACAGAGTCCCACACCACGCCGTACCCGAGGCCGGCCAGGTCCGTGACCACTCTTCCGAGGGCTGGAATCCCGCGGCCCCCTCGTGCTGTTCGTGCTCCTGCGACGTTCTCCCAGACGACGACATCGGGTTCCATCTCCTTTGTTGCGTTCAGCATGTATTTCCAGAGACCGGAGCGGGTGCCCTCA